CAAGTGCGGTGCGCCATGTGGACGTTGTCCAGCTGGGACATAAACGGCACATCGAGGATTTTGCGAACGTCTGAGTTCGGGCTGAACACATCGGCAAACGCCCGCACGACGTGCGGCTCAATCATGCCCTCAAGCTTTGCGATGGCGTCGCGTTGATGTGGGAGCCCCTCATAGTGCTCAAAAGCTCTCGCAATGAATCCCATTTTTCGCCTCTAAGGTCGTCGGCCTTCCAGCCGATCGACGCGCTTCTCAATGTCTTCGATTTCTTCCTTTAACCAGGCGAGGGCTTTTTCCCTGCTTTCCTCAGATCTAATCAACAGCCTCACGGTTTCGTCTTGCTTCAGTTTCAGCTCAGCGACCTGAATTTGAACGTTCACCATCACTGTGCCGAAAGCCATCAGCGAGGTGATCACAGCCAGCGGCAAGGCCTGGCCTGTGCCATTAATTAGGTTTTGCCAGAAGGTCGGCCGCTGTGTCATATCTGGCCCTCCTGTAGGGCTTATTTTATCGCTCATTCAGGTTTAGAACCTGCGCTGACCTTTGTCTGAAGGCCAGAATTGCCAAGGGTGTGCGAAACCGTTTTAACGATCCAATCACCAGCAAGCGGGGCTCTTACCCCTTCCAATTTTATGGGTCTTTCTGCGAAGATGTCAGGCCTGCCCGGCATTGTGAAGTCGATTTGAACGTTCCCGCCACGTAACCGGTCGAGCTCTGCTTTCCCGGCCTGTTCCGCCATGTCCCTAGACGTGTAAAGTTTTTTATCGCGAAAGACGGGACCGGCGCCTAGGAAGCTTTGCCAGGCCTCCGTTGTTTCGACCTCCACCTCGCGGTTTGTTGTTTTGTCCCGGTAGCGCGTGATCACTCCGCTGTAGGCTCCACGCTCTTTGATCGTCGCTGAGATGGCGGTGAGCTCCTCTTTCGTGATGATTGCGGCGCTAAGCGTTTGCCCAGTGGTTGAGATCCCTTGCCCCTCAGGAATAAACAGCAGCCGCCCGTCTGCAGGCTTGGCGATTGCGCCGTAAAGCTTGCCCAGGCGGGTCAGAAAATGCCCGTCGCTCTCGGCCTCTTGGTCGATGTGATCAACTATTTTCCCCTCATAGCTCACATGCACAGCAGGCGTCAGGCCGTGCTCTCCTGCGATCGTGCTTATAATTTCGCCGATCGTGACTTGGTGCCAGCTGCGCGTTTTTGAGGCCTTAAATTCTGGCGAACTGTCTGAGGCTTTGCCCCTGATCGTCATTGTCGAGGGGTTAGTTTTTAAGGCCACCTCGTCAATCGTGAAACGGCCCATATACGTGAGATCACTATCGCCATATCCAAGCCATATTTGCATTTCTGCGCGGGCTTCAGGAATTGACAGAGCGTCGTCGCGATCGTCGAGCGTGATGTCGAGCGTGTCTGATTTTTGCCCTGCCTCGTCGTTCACTTTGATCGACAGCACCCGATCCGATATGCGATCGGTCACGTCATTGCCGCCAATATCCAGACGAAAGCGCGGGCGCATCGATCAGCTCCAGAGATTGATTGTTTTAACCCCAGTTTCCTGGGGGGCCAGGTCGGGCAGATAGACCACATCACCAGCGGCCAAGCCTGGCATTTTTTTGGCCAGCTCGCGGTTGGTTTCATGCGAAAGCACCGCCTCAACGCTGCCGCGTGAATAGCCGTAAATATCGCGACAGATCTGGTCTAGCTGTTCGCCGTCTTTGCAGTTGTAAAAAATTGCCATTAGATCACCTCACGCAAAGAAAGAAAGATTGAAAAACCCGCCATCACCGTCGCCGTTTCCGGTCGAGTTGTCCGGGCCGTATGCGGTCAGGGTCATCGAAAAATCGATGCAGCGCGGAATCCCTGGGCCGACAAACTGCTTTTCTGTGTCGCTGATTGACTTAATGCACCACTGGCCCAGGTTGTTGCCTCGCCCATCGACAAGAGAAAGCGGCTCGCCTGCGTCGGCTTCTGCGCGCATGTCGTTAATTTGCTCTAGGCCCCCGCGAAAATGCGGATAAATTGAGCCGCTGAGGCTGATTGTTTCAGATCCAGGGCCAACAAACTGCGTAGCAGGATCACGGCCTAAGCGTTGCTGTGTCACCCAGCGGTAAGCCTTCGAGCGCTTGAGGCTGTCGTGGGCGGCGGTGCTCATCCCAAATTGATAATCGCCCAGGGTTAGCAGAACTTCCTCAGCCATTAGTCATTTAACAGGGCGCGAACCCCGGCCTCCGCTTCCATTAGAGCATCATCGAGCCCACGGGCCACCGCTGCAGCGATGTCGTCAGGGCTGGCGTTTGAATTGGCCACGCTGATGTTGATCGTCGGCGCCATGCTTACCGAGGCGCTGCGGTTGGCCAGCATTGGCCCAGCTTGCGAGGGCTGGAATAATTCTGCCCCAGTCGTTTGCCGGTTGCTCAGGATCTGTCCAGATTGCAAAGGCTGGAACAACTCCGGCCCCCTTTCGCCCACTAAATAGCTCTGACCCCTGGAGACCGGGCCGCCGCGTGCGCGTGCGGGCAATGGTTGAACAAGCCCAATCGTGGGCGTCGTGGGGATGGTTACCGGGCCAGGGGCTGGCTGGAACCTTTGCGGCATTGACTGCGCGCCATAGCCACCCTCAAAATTCCCTTGCAATGCGCTTTTTTCGGCTCTCCCAAGAGTCCAGCCAGCAAACGGATTTAAGCTTTTTATCCATTCAACCTTTTCCGTAATCCAGGCCGTGAATGCCGTCCATCCCTCTTGAATGCCTTTAAGCATGTTGTCGATTAGCTCTTTGCCCGCCTCAACAATGGGCAAATTTCCAAGCCAATCTAGAAAGCCATCCCAAAGCCCTTTGACAAAATCGATTAAGGCGATCCACGGCGCAAAGTAAGCCCGCACCGCTGCGGCAATTATTCCGCCAATGTTGCCTAAAACATTGCCAACAAAATCCGTGAAGTTGTTCCACATCTCGCCAACTTTGGCAAAGAGATCTTTAAAGAAAAATTTAATGTGATTGATAATTTTGCCAATTCTTTTTGGCAGTTTCCCGAACCATTTCACAACTTGCTTGTAGGCATATTTCACTTCATTCCCCAGCATGTTCACAAAATTTCTGAACGGCTCGACTTTGTTGTAAAGCAGCTGAAAGATTGCAATCACTGCAATAACTGCAAGCACCGCAAGACCAACCGGGCCAGTGATCGCCGCCCACATTCCGGCGGCAGTAATACCCAGGGCAGCCATGGCGCCACTGACTGCTGCAATGATCGGGATCACAACCACAAAGCCCACGAAAGCGGCGGCCGCAACGCCTGCGACTAAACCCAAAACAGGCATATCGGTGAGTAGCTGACCCACTGGGGCCAATACTGCCGCAAGGCCTTCGGCCACGGTTGCCAGCGGCCCAAGCAAAGGCGTTCCAAAAGCAATCGCCAAGCCCTCAGCCGCTGAGGCGAGGCGCTTCATCGAGCCTTCAAAACCAGCGTTTTGGATTTTGGCCATCTCACCAGCTGCGCCCTGGCTGTCGGTGACCTTGGCCACCATCTTGGCCAGCTCGCCATTGGCTGCGGCTTCTTGCAAAATGGCGCCGGTTGCCACTGCTGTCTTACCGAACAGCTGTTTTTGCATTGCCACCCTGTCAGGAACAAGCATGTTCCCCTCGTCCATGGCCTTGTTAATGTCAGCCAAAATGTCAGCCATTGGGCGCATGTTCCCGGCGGCGTCTTTGTTGCTAACGCCCAGTTTCGCCATCGCTTTGTTTGCTTCTGTGTTGGCGCCTGACAGGTTTAAGAGAACAGACCTTAAGCCGGTGCCCGCGTTGCTGGCCTGAATGCCGGAGTTACCCAGCAACGCCATCGCGCCGCCCATGTCTTGAATGCTGGCGCCCGCCTGGGCTGCCACTGGGGCCACATATTTAAACGACTCGCCCATCATCTGGATATTTGTGTTTCCGCTCGATGCTGCTTTAGCCAGAACATCGGTCACCAGGGCGGTGTCTTCAATCTTGAGGCCCATGCCTCCCAAGATGTTTGATGCAATGTCTGCCGCTTCGCCTAGCTCTAGGCCCCCAGCTGCGGCCAGGTTCATCATCTGAGGCGTTGCGCTCAGAATCTGGTTTGTGTCATATCCAGCCATGGCCAGAAAGCCCATGGCATCCGAGGCCTGCCGCGCTGAGAACTGGGTCGTTCTGCCGAGCTCTTTTGCTTTAGCTGTCAGTGATTTGAATTGCTCTTCATTTGCGCCGCTGATTGCTTTGACTTTCAGCATCCCGCTTTGAAAGTCTGCCGCTGTTCTGACAGCTTTTGTTAGGCCTGTGCCCAGGGCAGCGGCTCCAACCGCTGCGGCCTGAAAAGCATCGTTCCTAATGACGTTTTTAAAGCCCTTTGACGCGCCAGCGGCTGCATCGTTGACGCTTCTTTTTATATTCTGATTAAACGTCGAGACCTGCTTTTGAGCGGTCTTGATCGATTTTTTAAACGACGCGCCAATCTCGCCGCCAATTTTGAGGGTTAGCTTTGCTGGATTTGCCAAGGTCTAGCCCCTCCGTTTTGCTTGTTTGGCGATCTCTTCCTCAATGCCCTGGGCAGTCTTTACCCAGGATAAAAGGTCTTCAGTTGTCAGGTCGAGGATCTCATCCAACCCCCAGCCGGTGAGCTTCGAGAGGATGACGACCCCCCGCCTCAGGTCTCCGACTGGGGGGCTTGGAAATCCTGCAAGACTTCCGAAAGTTTCGTAAAGTCGACAGTGTCCAAGGCTTCAATGGAAGACGGCGCAACCTCGCAAAGATTTGCGAAAAATTTTACCGCCTTTTCTGTGTCGGTTCCTTTTGCTTTGTCGATCACCATTTGATCACGAACGGTCGGCCGACGCATGGTGAGCGTTTCGACCGACACCCCATCAATCTCGATCGAATAATCGAGTTCGATGGTTTCAGTAGGGCGTGATTTTGAGGCCATTTATGTGGTCTCCGCAGCAGTGGCGTCGCTTGCGCCTATCCCCATCGCATCCCGAAGAGATTCGAGCTGATCTGTGCCGTTGACGATCCGCTTCATGTTCTCAACATCGATTTCGATCAGCGCTTCGCTGGCGATAGTGAGCTTGTAATAGCGAACCGCCATCTCAAAACCGGCCTCCGTAACGGATCCGGCTTCGAATGCCCCTGGGTCAAAGTTCGTGATTGAACCCGTCAGGTTGCAAACGACAGCAACGGCGGCCGTGTCACCGTTGCGTTGCAAAGCACCGCGAGCGGTAAGAACGACAGAGTTCTGATCATAAAGACCGAACATCTTGAGCATGTCGGTGTCGTACTCGGCAAGGGTAAAGCTGCAGGTCAAAGCCTCCATACCCATGTCGATTGCGATCGGGGCGTCTAGCCCGCCTGCTCTGTATTCCTCGGTTTGAATCGAGAGAGCTGGCAGCGTTAGTTCAGTGACTCGGCCGGCAAAGCCGACACCGTCAAGGAACAACGAAAAGTTTCTAAGAGTCCGTGGCAGCATTGTTCAATCCTCCTCAGGGTGTGGTTGTGCCTGACCCAGACTGATCGGCTGTCGCCTGATTGTCGGGGTTGTTCTGGTTGCCGTCTTGGTTCTCTGAGTTGTCGTCCGCCGCGCTGTCCGTCAGGATGTTTTGAATGAATCCGTTGGTCAGGATCGAGCGGAAGCGAACGCGCTCAGCTGGATAGGTCGGAGTGATTTCAAAATCAATCGTGACCTGGCCATTGCCCACGTCGGTCGCTGTGTTGGCGTCTGGGTCAACATAAACCCGGCTCCCAAGAATGGCGCCGCGAGTTTCAAGAGTGCGAAGATACGCCGCCACAGACTCGCTCACGTCCTGCAGATAGGTGCGAGTGATGCAACGATCCACCGCCCAGAGATGCGCGCGCATCACGGACTCGTTCACCATGTCGATGATCCGACGGGTGCTGATGAACTGATATTGAGCGTCAGCGGTCGTCGAGTGGTTGCCCCAGAGACGGAAACCGTTCTCTCTAACAATGGTGGCCACGTCGTTTTCATTGAGGATGTTGGCCTCAGAGTTTTCATCGGATAAAAAGAACCCGATCGCCCTCGAAGTGCCGACGATGCCTTGAATGATGCGGTTGCTTGGTGAGTACCAGAAGCCGCGCTCAGCGTCAGACTTAGCGATCACACCAGCCACAAAAGCCGAGGATGGAAGCGTGACAGATGCGCTGATTTTGACCCAGGGGTCGACCACGTAAAGGCGATCGGAAACGTGCAGGTCTGCATAGGCCTGCGCGTCGGCTTGAGTTGTATTGGGGCCGTCTGCAATCACAACGGCCCGAAGACGATCACCCACGCCAGTGCCACCGCTGGCGATGGAGACCAATTGGGCCACCACTGTGTTTGCCACTTCAGACCCAGGGGTCAAGGTGCATTGATGGGTGTAGCCAGGGGCACAAAGCAGTTTCGGGCTTACGCCTAAAACTGACTCAGCTTTAAGAAATGCCCAGACGCCCGTTTTTGCAGTGCTGTCGCCAACAATGTTGGCAATGGTTGCGGCCTCGTCTGCGCCTTCGGCAACGCGGACCACGACCACCGTGGCGCCGACCTGGGCAAAGATGCCCTCTAGTGCGCCTTTCAAAGTGCCGGTCGCACCTAAAAGATTGGCTTTTGAGCGGCTGCCTGAGATTAGGACAGGCTCATTCAGTGGGTACGTTGCAGCGTCAGCAGCCGGCGCAGTGCCAATAACGCCAATAACGGCGCTTCTGACGGTCTGCAGGGGACGGACCCCTTGGGTAAGCTCGACGACTTCAACGCCGTGTAAAAAGTTAGCAGGCATAATTCAGTCCTCCAGAATTGCGGTCATTGGGTTTGTGGTTCCTCCGTCGTTTTATTTTACGGGGTTGAAAGGGGGCAGGCCCTGGTCAATTCATAGCGTCACAGGCTGCTAGGGGTTGACGTTGCAGTCAGCATCCTGACGCTTGTTTCACGGATACTAAGTCGGTCGTCATCGCCCCGGTTAAATAATCCGCCGTTGTCATGGCCCCAGTCTCCGAAATAGAGATAACGATTTGAGTCAACCGTTGTGCAAATGTCCATGCCCGTTTGATCAGCGTTAGTTCCAGCGGAAAACGTTTGTTTGCCGCTTGAGTTAAACGGCCCAGGGTGCGACCTAAAACCGGTGGTGCCGCCATATATGAAGTTTCCATCATGATGATAAGAAACAGCCCCATTGATGGCAAACAACTGATCACCGTTGAAATCTTCTTCTGTGCTGTCGTGCTGCGAAGGGTTGGAGGTGTAGTTAATTTGACTGCTGTGGTGAATTGATCCGTCTGTTAAATCAATTTCGATATATTGAGCGTTGTTTTGTCCCCATCGACCTATAACAAACGAATTAATGCCGTCCGAAATAGAGTAAATGTTATTCTTAATGTCTCCGCTGTAATTGAATACATCTCCAAGCTCTGCAGAAGTTCCGCTTCGGTCTGAGTATGTTGAGCTAGTATTTCCAACTCTTATTTGGCTGTTTCCTGGCTTTATCCAGGTCGCGTAACCTGTCCCAGGGAACGCAATTAAGTGTTGCTGTACGTTGCTAGGGAAAGGAGTAACCATCCAAGGGTCCGCAGCATTGGTCGTAGTCACTGAGGTTCCAGTGATCCTCGCCCAATTTCCCTGAGTTGGTGAATTTGCGTTTGCGTCCCACGCAACAATTCCGGCGCCGTCTCCATCCATTGCTAACGCATCGTTGTCGTCGTTAGAGTTGCTAACCGGGCTGCTTATACTCCCAAGGTAAGAGATATTACTTAAAGGGTTATAAGAGAAAATTGACTGAGATAACAGAGATGAGTTGCGGCACGCTGCGGCTGTAATCGTCTGGGTGCTAGAGCCTACCCTAAGCGGATAGCGAATATAAATGATCGAACTTTCCGGCAAGGCATTTAGCGCGACTTCGTCAAAGTCACTAACCCCAGTGATAGCGCCGCCTCCCCATACATAAACGCCATCGACTAATTCCCATAGGGCGCCGCCGCCAGCAGAGGTAAAACCTCTAACTGACCCGGCTGCAAAAGTGGAAAGAATTGGGCTCATTACTCAAACTCCGCAATGCTGGCCAGCACAGTAAACGTGCCGCTTGCAGTCTTGATCACGGTAAAAGTATTGGCGCAAATTGTGTTGGCCGTTCCGCTTGTAGGAGCGCCCCCTGCATATTTCAAAGTGCGGTTTGATGTTGTTCCATCAATCTGCACAGTGTTTAAGTAGTAAGGCGTTGATCCTTGAGTTGCTAAAAGAACGACAGTCATTGACTCGCCGACAGCCATCAGGGTGTCAAGAGTTGTTGTTCCATCGCCTGTTATGTTGACGCCATAATTACCGCCAGAGTTTCCAGCGTAGTAAAGAACAGCCCCGTAACCTATGACGTTAAAAGGTTGAACGCCGGTTATGCCAGCGGTGGCATACGCGACGTGCTCCTTGACGCGCTCAATTTTCAAGCTTTCTTGCATCACCACATCACCCGAGAAGGTTGATCCGGTGGTCTGAGCGGCACTGCCAACGGCGGTGTCTGTGTAAAGTTTTGTCGCAGCGTGGAGCGGGTCCGTGGGGTTGCTGTTCAGGGTAAGATCACCCGTCATTGTCCCCCCGGCAAGCTCTAGCCGAGCAGCTAGAGCCGTTGTCACTGTGGTGGAAAAATTGCTTGAATCCCCGAGCGCAGCGGCTAGCTCATTCAACGTGTCGAGAGCCCCAGGGGCTCCGTCTACGAGGGCAGCTACGGCAGCGTCAACTAGGCCTTGCACTGCGGCAGTCAGCGGACGCGCTGCCATGTCGGTGTCGATCGCGTCCAGGGCTTCCCGAAGCCTCACCACATCCTCCCCGAGCAAATTACTCGGGTAGGGCTTTGGATAATTTTGGCTAGTCGTGCGTGTGTCAGTTGTCATTGGTTAAGCCTCAAACCATTACGGCGCGAATGTTGCGAATCTTGGGACGGCCTGCAGCCGTTCCGGTGAGATTGAGTTTCACCTTTGTGGCGCTTAGCCCCACAATACCGGTGTCCTCAAAAACATATTCGACATAATCCTCACCCACTGGGGTGGTTGAGGCCAGAGTCATCGTCTGGAACCCGCTGTTGTCGTATTGGGGCACGACAGTGGCGCCGCCTGTGACTTTTGCCTCGTAGATCACCCGGATGGTGGAGCCTCCAGAAGCCACGTCGAACTGACGGCCTACATAGGTCCCAGCGGTGTCCAGTGAGGCTGGAATGCTGAGAACGCCTGGGTGCAAAGTTGGCGACTCGGTGGAAGAACCTTCCAAGATCGCTTGAACCTGCATCGTGTCGCTCACGGCTGCCTCAAGCTGGATCGACTGATCAGGGGCCAACAGGAAGGTTTCGCCCGTGCTCCGGGTGTATTTAAAGGTCACCCGTGAGGATGGGCCAGGAACGTCGACCGGTGCTGTTACCAGCAAGTCGGTCATGTTGCTCACCGTGAGGCTGCCCAGGTTCACCGTTGAGGTGGCTGAGGTGAACTCAGCGCCCAAGAGCTTGAAGGTTAGATCCATGTCCTGGTGAACTGTCCAGCTGCTGTTGTTTGAGCTGCTGAGCAGAACGCCCACGGTGTAAGGCTGTGCCGTTACAAACTCGCCAGCAGTGCCGTCGTACTTGCCAAGCTCAGCAACGCGAACGGCGTGGGTGTCGTCGTCGCTCATCAGAACAACAAAATACTCCTGACCGGCTTCCAGGTAGATCGGAAAATCGAAGGTTGCGCGGGTGTCACCTGAAAGATTGATGTCGCTTCCGGCGATCCTTGTGCGAGTGATTGGCTGGCGGCCTGGGAAACCGTTGTCGCCTTCGACAAGCTGAACCACAACGTCGTTGCTGTCTAAGCCCTTGGCCGAGAACTGCAGATCGATAGCGGTAACGTGGCGGCCTTGTGGCAACACAAAGCTTTGAGCCAGTGGGTCGCGGTTAGGCGTTGGAGGTGGTGACCACCAGCGCCAGGTAGTGGTTTCGGTGATGGAGTTCCATTCAGTGCTAACCAAGGTCCCTTGGCCAGTAAAGACCGCAGAACCAAAATTACTGGCGGCTCCAAGGAAACCGACTTCTTTTGACCCGGCGGGGATGTCAGCGGGAACAACGAAAGAGCCGTTAAGTTCTCCTAGTGAATTAGCCACTTCTCCGTTGTTGCCGAGGTCGACACCGTCGAAGGTGACAGAAGTCAAAGCCTCGGAAGCATCAAAGCCAGTGATCGCGAAACTGACAGTTGTTTGCCTTAGGTTTTCGACGCTGCTCTCAATCTCAGAGGTCAACTCGATCACGTTTGCAGTTTCACTGCGTGAGCGATCACCGGAACCATTGACAATCGAACGGGTTGAAAACGTCGTAGTTGCATCCGTAACAATCCAAAGATCAACCGCAGGGTCTAAAACCACATCGGCTGGGATCGGGTCAAAGTTGGCGTAAGGGTTGATCGCCATCGCGCCAGTCGAAAGCGTCTGAGTTACTAGCTCGACGTTTTGATAAGGCAGAAGCTGATGAACATCATTGTTCTGAACGGCCCGAACAGGCGCACCCGCAACCGCGAGCTGCAGCTCTTGGTCAACAATGACGGCATCCTGTGCGACGCCTGCGTCGCGAAGATCTCCATCTAGGAGAGGATCAGCAAAAACGCCATACTTTGCGGTTGGCTCGCGTGAGCTGATGTCACGCTGTAGGCGCTCCTCCGAAATGATCGTGTAAAGCTCGGCAATGGCGCTCTTCATTTGTTGCTGCTCACGGGCAGAAACAACTTTTACGCCGTTGTTGTCGATCGTGGGCTTTTCTGTTGAGTGCCAGGTCTGCAGGTACTCAGCGATTTTCAGCTGGTCATAGGGCACCCGAGGGGCCAAGGGGTTGAACGCTGTCGAAACACCGCGCACCCTGTGCAGGTAGCCATCAGCATCCAAAGCCACCGCATCAACGCGAGGCATCTTCCAGCTGTAATCAACCAAAACCAAAGTCGAAGCAACCGCGCCCGTGATGTCAAAGGCGCCAGTGTCTGGGTCGATGTTGGTTGCGCTTGTGCTGGTCAAGAACCGATAAGTCACGTCATAGGTTGACCCCGGTGCCACCTCAGCCCC